TGAATGAAAGATTTGATGGAAAAATATCAGATCACATTAAAAAAATTTTGACCGCACCAAATTATCTTGCAACTAAAAAGAAAGTTGATATTGAAGAGACTTCAAATAATTATAATTTTATGGGGAATAATAGAAAACCATATTATGCAATGAATTGGTTATCTAAAAAATCAGTCCCTAATTTTGAAAAGGCAAAGGGCAATACTGCCGGTTACTTTTTCTTTGAGACATCTGAAGGATTTAAATTTAAGTCTATTGATACATTGTCAAGTCAAGAAAAGAAAAAGTCCATAATCTTTAACCAAACACCAGATTCAAGAGGAGATGACATTCCTTCTGGATATGATGTCAAAGCCCTTGAATATTCAAAGGACAATCGTGTTGATGTTCAAGAGAAACTTAAAATGGGCGCATACTCAACAAGAACAATATTGTTTGACCCATTCACTTGCTATTATGAGGTTGTTGTTCCAAATGCTAAAGAGATAGAAAAAAAGAAAGGTATAAAGAAATCTGGAAAAGAACTACCATCTTTAAATCCAGAGTTTAATCGCACAGAAACTAATAAAGATTTTTCAAGAACAACTTATTATCTTCTTGATAAGGGGACACTTCCTTCTGGAGATAATGCTCAACAACAAGTTGAAAAATCAAAGACTGAAAATTTTGAATATAAAAATATTTTGAATCAGTCTATTATGAGATATAATCAATTGTTTTCTATCAAGAGTACAATTACTATACCTGGAGATTTCTCTTTACATGCTGGAGATGTTGTTTTTTGTGACGCTAAACAGTTGTCTACAGAGGATGAAGAGATTAATAAGGAATATGGAGGTCTATATATTATAGCAGATTTATGTCATTATATTTCTCCAAAAGAAACCTATACAAAATTAAACTTAGTAAGAGATTCTTTTGGTAGAATTGGAAACCACACATCTGGCAAAATACCATTATGACAGACCGTACTCTTCAACAACATATTAATGATGACCGTGATGAACTTGATAATCCAAATACAAGTGGGCAACGTAGGCGTCATCTGCAAGATGAGTTAGGAAGTTTGGAACAGTATCAAGCAAATCATCCAGACGACAATCATGATCCAACTTCATTAGAATTGTATTGTGACGAAAATCCAAGTGCTCTTGAATGTAGAATTTACAATGATTGATAACTAATGGAAGGCGGATCCTTATTCAATCCTGGGTTTCTTGGGGCGCATTTTAGTTGGTGGGTGGGGCAGATTGCCAGCGATTCAACTTGGCGAGATAATATTCTTTCGGGAAAATTTGAAAGCAAAGATCAAAATCCTGGTTGGGGATATCGCTATAAAGTTCGTATTATAGGACTTCACGATCAAGGTGAGACTGAAATATCTTCGGATAAACTTCCTTGGGCTCAGGTAATGTATCCTGTGACTGGTGGTGGTGGACAAGCAAATGCCACTGCCACTGCAAACCTAAGACAAGGAATGATGGTCTTTGGGTTTTTTCTTGATGGCCAGGAACAACAAGTTCCCGTCATTATGGGAGTTCTTGGAAACAACATACAGACTCACTTAGCGACAACCATTAAAGATAACCGAGTTACAAATACTCAGCCTGGAAGTCTTGCGACGAGTGGAGTTGCAACTCCTGCGGATGGGAACAAAGATCCAAATATAAAAGTCCCTGATCGTGGGATTGAAATTAATAAACCAAAATCTCCAGAACAATCAGATGAGTGTGCTCCTGCTCCTCCTGGAGTTTCGGTAAATCAGTTTGGACTAAGATCTGATAAACCTCTTTCTAAACTTCAATTCAGAGATCAACAGAGTGCTCTTGCTGAAGCTGAATCCAGAGGACTAACAGGAACTGCAAGAAGTGAATTTGTTCAAAAGGCAGTTGCCGCTGGAATTAAAGCAAGGTGTGAAGCAGCAAATTCACCAACTTCTCCTTCACAACCTGGCGCTACAATTGAAAGTGTTGATGGCGTACATAAGGTAACTAAAGCTTGTATAGTTTCAAATGAATACTATCACAAGAAAACTGCATTAATGTCTCCTTGCGATAAAGTCAAGTCTGCACTTAAAGCAATTCAAACAGAACTTGATAATCTAACAAAAGATATTGATAAAGTTTTAAATGCTGCTCAATCATATGTTGATGCAGTTTCAAATTTGATTGGGTCAATTCAAAGTTTGATTTCCAGGTTTGCTTGCATTCTTGCAAAATATATGAAGGTGGTTTTTGACAAGATTATGGAATATGTTTTAAAGCAGATCAATAAAGGACTTGCACCAACTGTGGAGCAATTACCTCCCAATATGAGATATATGTATTTTGATATTAAGGAAAGCATTACTGAATTGATTACTTGTCTTTATAATAAGATTTCAAATAATCTATGTGCCTTGATAGAAGGACTCTTAAATAAAAAAATTAAAAGAGAACTTCCTGGGAGCGGAAGAAACACTGCGGGAAGTGGAGGTAATGGAAAAGCACCAAGATCACCTATTTGTTCAGTTGAAGAATTTACTGGAGAATTGATATCATTAAATATGAATGAAATGAATACTACGGTAAATAGTATTTTGGATAATGTAAATAAGTTTTTAAGTGATATCCAAAATACTCTTGGAACTGTTTCTAGTGGTATTGGAAGTGTAAAGGATTTGATCGGTGGTATAACTGGTAGCATCACTTCCGCATTAAGTTTTGAAAATATTAAACTTAATATATTTGGATGCGACTTAAAACCAAATTGTGCCGCATCGGATTATTATACAATTCATAGTGGAAGTGGTGCTGCTGAAGATCCGCAACAACCAAGACCTGCACAAGTTGATAAAGCATCTCAACAAACTACTGCACCACCACAAACCACTGAAACTCCATTTGCACAACCAAGTCAAAATCAAAGTGATATAATTACTGATATAACTAAGGGATCTCAAGTCATTAACCAAACTGCTCAGTTCATAGGGTCAATATAATAACAATGTCTTTTAATTTATTTGGTTCAGCATCACAAGATGACATTAGAGTTGGATATATTCATCCTTCTCTTGGATATGTTGATGGAATTTCTGTATGCGAAGCAAATGATTATGCTAAAGACAATCCAGGCACAACTTTTGTCTTTAGAGATGGTGATAACAATATTAGATACTTGAATATTAATGAAGTAAATGCACTTACTCCAAATGATTTGATTGCAAAAAATGATAAGTGTGCAGGTATTCAAGAATATAGAGAATGTGGTTCGCCAATAATTCAATTTTTTGGTGGCGGTGGAATTGGTGCAGTAGGTAATCCAGTTATTGGTAGAGATGGATCTTTACTTGCGGTTGATGTTGTAAGTGGCGGGCATGGATATCAATATCCTCCAATTGTTGCGGCGAAAGATAATTGTGAGATTGGTAACGGTGCTGTTTTGACTGCTATTCTTGGCGAGACTGTTGATGAAATAGAGGTATTTGAGGGAGAAGATGATTTTGAAGATTATGAAATATGTGAAGATACTGATGTTGGATATGGTATAAGATATGGTCCTAACGGAGAAGTGTTGGGACCATGGGAACCACAAACTTATACGCGGGTTGGTGCTGATCCAATACAAAGGGAAATTGAGATATTCCAAAAAGCACTTAAGAAACCTTTTTGGTCTACAAGAGAGAAGCAACCAGATAGAGTTACTACTCCCGAAAAATTATATGCAACACAGGACACGACTGCAGTAACTTTCCCTGATTGGGGGGAGTTTATGAATCAATACGCAGTCTCTCCAGTTAGACCTTCTGATGTTCTTGGGAGTGATGAATCTGGAAAAGTTTTTTCAATGGAATGGGAATTAAATTTTCCTATCAGTGGAGAGTATATTTTTAGAGGAGTTTGTGATAATACGGCACAAGTTTATATTGATAATAGTTTAGTTGGAAGTTTAAAGAGTTTTAAAGATAATCCTTCTCCCTTACAAAAAACAATACAAGAAGGTAATCATATTGTAAAAGTTGATCTTTTAAATATTCCAGTTACTGAAAAGGTAAATGCTCCTGTTTCTACACCAAGTACAGTTGATGTTACTTTTACAATAACTGGAGACGGGAGAAACACTGATAAGATGAAATTCTCTTTTGTTAGTGATGATCATTCTTTTACGTTAAGAGGAAATTCTAAGAGTGGTCAAAGTAGAAAAGAGACTATTAAAATAAATCCAAAAAGTAAGTTTAAAATATCAGCTTCATCTACAAAATCTGGTGGTGTTGAGCAGGGTATAATCAAAAACGGAACAAAAAATAGAGAAGGTGGAGTCGGAGATTCTGACAGGATCTTTGCAGATCATATACAATCTGATAATGATAACGATGATATTCAAATTACAACAAACATTGGTTCTTTTAGTGCAACCAATAAGAAAAAAACACCAGACGGAAGAACTACTTTTGATTTGATTTTTGAGGTAGGGGAAACCAAAGCAACTTCAGAAGTTATTGAAATAATATCTTCAAAATCTTGGTATGGAAATCCAATGGGTGTATCAATGATTATTGATGCTCCACTTCCACCTGTTCCCCAAGAACAAACT